AATCGAGATAAGTCGATGATGAGCCTAAGTCGTAATATTGAGGGTCAACATTCCCTGCACAGGCAATGAGACGATCGCCAAACCGAGTCCACTCCCAGTTCAATACGCCCGTATACCCACCTGATTTAGAGACATCACTCCACGCCTTGGCAGCACTAAGGCTTTCTAGGGTGGTTGCGGTCCCGGCATGGTTGTAGATATTGCCGTCATTATCTTTGACAGTAATTGACCCAACACAGGCCGAAGTCAGCGCGTCCGTAAAAGACGACAAAGAGTTTAACGAGCCATACGTCTGGACATAAGGCAAGACGTTCTTGGCTATCGTTGCACCCGGATTGTCTAGTGCTGGCTGATCAGGCAACCACTCACCAAAGACTACCTTGCTCAAGGTGTGCCGCCGCCGCCAGTTCTTACAAGGCCGCTTCCACTAACCCTGCCCCAACGATCTTCACGGTTAATCTGTTCTACCGCCCTCTCAAATTTGATCGCATACTGGTTTTCTGTGTCAGGCTCCATAGCCCACTCAGAAGCCGCCCTAAGCGACCCATAAAGGTATACGTCATATCCATTAGCGAGAAGCCAATTGGTGTCTGTATCGGCCGAGAGAGCGTCAAACGCCTTGTAATACACTATCGTCAACGAGCCACTCGAAGGAGTGGGAGCGATCACAATATTATCGCCCTCAATCGTATAAACAGAAGGCTCACCCGTCCCTTCATCGAATATTCGAGAAGATCTAAGGCGTACAGGAGACATATACTCCATCTCCCTCTGGTTTTGCGTGTTGTTAGTCACCGCCCTCATGGATACGAAGCCTGTAGGCAATGCGGTTGTCTGCGAACTAACCGAGAAAGACGTATTGGTAGTCTCCATCTGGCCTATTCGCACCTTTCGGCGTATCTCAGCCTCAGCAATGCGTACAAAGGTGTTCTTTAACGATTCAGTCAGGTCAGATCGCGCCATATAGCTTGAAATGTCCGTCTTGAGCGTTGCAAAAGTGGTCATATTTTACCCGCGATTAGTTTGAGGTATGAGTTTTCACGGCTGTTCAGTTTCATTGAAAGGTAAGTTGGCCATGTAAAGTCCTGACGGCCTTTTGTCTGCCACTCCCTCTTCCATTCCCGGTGCATAGTGTCTGGGATTCTTGCGACAAGCCTCCCCCTAGCGCGAGGATTCGGGACAGCATGGTTACGGATCTCTGCATTATCATCGAGGATAGCCTTTACCTGATTGGCTGGCTTATAGTCCTCAGCAATTACCTCATCACTGGTGACGTGGACGCGAGTTTCGTTCCCGTTCCATAACTGTTTTCTTAAAACGGTATCCATAAATTCCCCAAAAAAAAGGGGGACCGAAGTCCCCCAAGAGATGAAACGCTATTAGCTAGCGGTCATTGCCGTATCGTCATCTACATCAGCATAGATGCCGTGAGCAGCAGGGTTAGAAATACACAACGCATAGTCAACAACGAGCATTCTGCGTTGAGCATCACCAACGGTTGCTACCACTTCAGTCTTATAACTGTCGAGGTATGAAACCTTTGCGTACTCAGTATCAAGGGCAAACACATCAACGTAGTCAGATGAAACCTGACGTTGGAACCTGTTAGGAGCCACATCAAGAACACCAAAATCGCTAACATATACGTCAACGGCTCCGACCACACCCACACCACTACGAGTGTTCTTACCAAAGTCTTGGTAAGGCGTAGCGATACGAGAGTTAGATGAGAACATATAGGCAGAGAACTTCTGCTTAACAGTTGGACCCATCATTAGGAGGTTAGGTGCCGCACCATTTATGTAGCATGCGTTCAAGACCGAAAGAAGTCCGTCTTCCGTCAAGGCCCTTACTGTGCCATCAGTAGCAGCAGTTGTAGGAGTTCCGTAGTCGGTAGAAGACAGAGCAGGGTCAGCACCACCAGATCCACGGTTAGTGTTGTTTGCATCTACTTCTGAGTTAACGCCAACACCAATCCAAGCTGGTAAGCCAGCAGTAGTCGGAGCAGAGCTGGATGAACCAGCAGCAGCGACTTGGTTGGAGAGAAGAACGGCTTCTACGTCCCGCTTTAACTCCTTCCCTGCTTTCGATAATTGGTATGCCATCTCCTTGGCGCGGCCTGCTTTAGAAACGATGTTAGCTCGTCTAGAAACTAACAGATCCTTTCTACTGATCTGGCAATAGTTCCCGAGTCTTTCTCCAGCAGTAAGAGCATCTCCAGAGAACTCATCTCCATCAATGTGAGAATTGCTGGCGTTTGCAGTAGCAAGCGAGTCAACGATCCATTCGTGCAACGTGTTAGTTGCCTTGTCGCGACCTATGTTGGACTGAAAAGGTGTCTCGGTGGGAGATATGTCGTAGATTATTGAAGACAAATCCTCCCGAGTAGTGTCACCGTCAGCAGCTAGGTCATATCGGTCTAAGGTGTTAGTACCTTGTGCCATGATAAATTACCTCTAAAGTGTAAGTGTTGATTCAATTAAACTTGCTGCATCTCTAACAGAACCTGACTTCTTCAATCGGCCTCTGAGCTTTCGCACGTTATCGGCTTGGATAGATCGCCTTGTACGGGGTTTGGATGGCTTCAAAGACTTGGGAGCCTTCTTGACCTTCTCTACCGTCTTGGCGGCCTTTGCCTTCTGACTCCTGTACTGCATGGCCTCATAAGCCATCAATACCAGCCTGTGATCTGCTACTTGGTCCAGCATCTCAGGAGTGAACTTATACTCATCCGTTAGGAATTGTACGATCTCCTTCTGGGTGCCTTCCTTGTCCGAGATCCAAGATGGAATCATCTCAGCAAGCATCTCCTCTTCTTGAGCAAGATTCTCTCTGAGCCGTTGCGTGTTCTGCTCCGTAACCGACTGTCGAATCTGTTCGTATTGTTGAGCAGCGGTCTGTTCGAGTTGTTCTAACGCGCGTAACTGATCCTGATAGCCCACATAATTTGCATTCCAAGTGGCAGGGTCTTCTCTCCTCATTTGTTGCATTTCAGCGGTCTGCATACTGTTCGCAATATTTGACTTCAGGGTATTCAAGACAAACGCATTCTGTGCGTGACTGGCCTCAAAATCCTGCATCCTTTGCGATACAACAGCATCAAATTCACGTTTAGCGTCAGCTAACTCGTTCGCTTTATTTGAGTAGTGCTTACCTTTCTGGTGATCCCGAATAAGAGTATCTAGGGTAACCTCACTCTCCTCTCCATCGACTTTAATTTTTGCCTTAACAGTAGTCAGTAACTCCTCCATTGGGAGTTCTAACGCCTCAGCAAAGTCGGAGAGGGATTCTAGTGGTGCCGATTCCTCTTCTTCGAGTGCCTCTTCTGGTGCTTCCTCTTCGTCTGGTTCTTCGACTTCTTCCGCTTCGCCCTCCTCCGTCGATTCAAGCTCTTCGTCTTCTGTCTCGGCCTCATCTACAGCCTCGACCTGAGCCTCTTCAATCACCTCCTCGTCAGGGGGATTCAATAACGCTTCAATTCGTTGTGCTGCAATGTCAACCGTACTGGTTAGGTTTGTAGAATCCTGTTCTTGGGTATCCACAATTTCTCCTTATTTACGTTTTTTAGAACCGGCCAAATCTTCAGATCTGGCTTCCAATTTGCCGTGGCCCACAAAGTTCCACAGCTTAGATCGCAACCGCCTGTTCGCCTGTAACGCTCTTGTGAGTTCTAAAGCTTGCGCTTCAGTCTCTGCACTGCCTGTTAGGGTGAGTGACGCAAGTGCGTTAACAACGTCCTTTTCGATTGCATCAAAACTTTCTTGTAATAACGGGTCATCCAATAGCCGTTGGGCCGACTGCCCACGGTCTATCGCATCGTTTCTAGCCATGTAATTCCTTATTTCGGTAGGTTTGCTAGGTATTCGCCAGCACCACTCAGGATGCCCCTGCTTCGCGGACTCAGGTTGCTATACCAATCCCCTATACTTCCCAAGGTGGCCCTTATTTCGGGCTGAGAAGTGAACTCAGAGACATATGGACTGATGTACTGGAGTGATGTCTCCATTGCCCTGTTTAGTGCCTGAGAATACGGGTTATCCGGGTCTTCGAATAACGGATCTGCCTTTATGTCTTCCCGGTAACCTTCGATCTGTTCAGGACCGATACCGAAGTAATCAAGGCCCATCCTTCCCAAAGATCCTTCCATCGGGAGGTTGCCTAGAACGCCTAATGTTCCAGAGACCAATCCCCTCCCCATTGTTTCAGCCGTGTCTGCTATGAACGACTGTTGTGGCATCACGCTAGATGCCTGAGAGACCGACTGCTTGAGTCCATCCCACATATTGTTCTTGCTATCCCTTGTTGCAGCGAAGTTTGTGTTTGACTCCGCTTGCATCCTCTTAGCGTTAGCTGAATTAGCATATTCCGAAGCCAGCATCGCTGTAACGCCAGTACCTACGGCAGCCGCTTCAGTAATTGGGATATTATAACGCTTTGCAATGTCGATGATTCTGGGATCAAAGATCACATAGTTCGAGGTGCCTGTCTCAGCGACCTCAGCCTTAAATCCTTTTTCCCTGTACTCGTCCGCGATTCGTTCGGCTTCATCAGGACTGCCAGCGGTTATAGGATCTGTGTCTCGATAAGGCCCACGACTAGTTGACAGCCTGACCTCGTAATTTCTGCCCCTACTAAGCCCGTCTGCATACCTGATGCCTTTGATGCCAGCTTCATTGAGCGTCCTAGTCGCTAACTCAGGAGCTTGGTCTACAGGGGTCTCAGGATCTATCACCTTGTAATAAAGCTGATAGCCTTTCAGGTCTGGGTCTGTAATCCCGAAGGATGCCATGACCTCTTGAACCTTCTGTGATTGCCGAGAGAGAGGTAGATCGTAGTCAATAAGGTCATCCAGTTCAGCGTCTACGTCCGTCTGGTAAACGTATCCCCGCTTAGGCCCATACGCTTCTATCTCAGAAGCTACCTCATCGGCTAGAGCTTGGTAGTCTTCATCGTAATCACTGTATATCTCTCGTATTTCATCTGGGCTTTCATACATCATGGCCCGTTCATACATTTCCATCGTGTCATATTCTTGCCTAGCTTCAGCCTCCTTGTATTTCGCATAAAGCCATTCTTCGTAATCGTAGTCGCGTGGAGTTAACTGATTTCGATAATCTACAGCAGTATCTTCAACCTCAGCCAGATAATGGCCTCTGCCGTAGGCTTGCGCTCCCTCACCCGTGCCCATGAATTCATCTGAGAATTGATCGAACTTTGCGGGAGAGCCGTGGTATCCCCTTATCCCTGCTTCAGCTTCTTCGGGTGTTAACAAGCCAGCACCAATCAATGAAGCAGTCAATGCGTTGCCGGTCAAGCCAGCAAATGAATTAATATCAACTCCGCGCTCTTCCATGCGTCTAAGAATGTCTTCTGTAATCTTGCCAAAGTACGGCTTCATCTGAAGGGCGCGAATTTCTTGTTGTGTCGGTGCGGCGGGATCTCCTACTGGTTTTTGACCAGCACCAAATCTCGCGTCCGGTAACAAATCAAAGACTGTGGCCTCGGTAGATCGAGGCAGAGTGCCTACTCCCTCGCCCTGAACTGCAAACGGATAAGATGGATGAGTCGATCTTGCCAAATCCTTGTCGGGATCAATCCTGCCGACATTCTGTATACCAGCATCTCTAGCTGTTAACTGCAAAGCGTCAGCGTTAGACAAACGAGCCTCACCAATAGAGAGTCCTCCCTTGTCCCTGAACTGAACATCCATCATGTTCATAAGTTCTTTACGCACAGCGTCAGGTGCGTTTCTCCACGCCTCTATAGACGATGGGTCATCAACACCCTTCCAGCCCTTAATCTTCAAGCCAGCTCCCACGCGCCTGCCTTTGACCATAGAGCCAACTGTCTTGTACTTACGAATCGCTGCATCAAGAGCTTTTTTCTGCGTCTTGTTCATATTTGAAGACGCAAATTGAATCATCAGCTCCCCGGTACTTGTAGCAAAGTCTCCGCCAGTAGGAGCCATACGCCACGGAATTAAAAGCGGATTACGGTCAGATCTGGGAAACGTCCCCGCCGCATCCACGATTCCTTGGCTTGGTGTTTGTGCAGAAGCCCAGACTTCGTCGGGGTTTTCAAACATAAACCCCTGACCTCCGGGCAAATCAACAGGCTGGTCTAGCTGCACACCCCTAATACTACGAACCTGTCCTGTGTTGGTACGGTCAGACATCGTCGTTACAAAGTTTTCACCCTCAAGATCAGAAAGTGCTAACGGTGTTCGAGGGGCCGCGCCGGGAGTCTCAATTATATCTACGTCTAAGCCGCGAAGACGCTCCTGTTCTTTAACTCGCGGGTCAAAACGGGAGTCAAAATCACCTTCCTGAAGGCGTTTTCGCAATAACTCTGCTTGTGTGCTTGGAGCCGAATCCTCGCCCTTGGCTTTTTTCTTATCAAGCAAAGAACGCAATCTACCCACGCAATTGCTCCGTAAGAAGGTCTACAACGCCCGTCTCTACGCCATCGTTCTCTATGTCTTGCGCCCTAGCCTCTTCAAGCGTCTTGTACGTCTGGGCCTCTTTGAGCTTCGTACCAGCAGACATCTCTTCAAGCTTGGCTTCTAACTCAGCAATCTTCATCTGCATCTCTGCCTGATCTTCTTGCATCTTGATCGCGCTATCTTGGGCCTTGATCTGTAGCTCTTGGGCCTTCATCTGGATATTGGCTTGGGATTCAGTCTGACGCATCTGCATATCTGCCATTGCCAACTGCTCCATCATTCCGGGCTGTTGTGGCATCGGGGGAGGCAGCGTAGTCGGATCAACAAAAAACTCCCTTGTATCACCAAGGTCAGCCAGCTCAACCAGCCTGTCCATTGTGTTGTACAGGTTCTGGGGATTGGTCAGACCAAACTGTAATGATTGTTGCTGGAGTCCTAGTAACTGTTGGAGGAGCATCATCTCCTCGTCCTTGTTGTTATGGCCCAGACCAACATGGACCGATACGTTGTTGCGCTCTTGCCAGTATGCTGGATTGAAGTTAACCCACTCCCCTCTCAGTCTGAGGGTGCGAGGAACGTCAACATACGTCCTGAGAAGTTCATGCATCTTCACAAACAGGGTCTTCATACCCGTCTCAGCAAAGATTCGGACAATCATCTCAATGCGTTGGGATGCGTTATCCAGAGCCGCACGGAAAGCACCCATCGTACTATCTTTGAGTATGTTGGGGTCTAGCGATAACTGGGGAGAAACGCCTGTGCGTACACTCTGGACATCACTCATGGTCTGGAACACGGGGAGTATGTCAGCCACGATAGGTTGAATCTGTTCTTCTCTCAGGGCGTTAGGATCTCTAGCCGGGATGAACTCAGAAGCGTTATCAAGGAGTACATCTAACGTGCCGCCCTCATCCGATATGAACGCATCACCAATGTACTTCCTTCGTATGTTCGCCTTGTAGACGTTGTCCAGAAGCTGTCTTAGGAGCGTTGATTTGACTTCCTGAATGTCTTTTACAGTATCAACCAAAGACAGGCCCGGATGCTGGTGAGGCATTAAGATCGCGCTTAGGGCAACAAAGGGCTGGTAGTTGATCTCCTCATCCTCAAAGATCTCATTACCAATGATGACTATCTTCCGGTTCTCGGCAATGCCGTCACCGTCTGTGTCAATCTTGACGTAGCACTCGTTAACCCAGTAGTGCCGCATCGACTTGTCTTCAGTGTCATCACCCTCGAAATCCATCTCGCCAGAGAACCGCTTGTTCTCATCCTCAGCCGAGAAATCATCGTCACCGTATGGAACGCTGTCTAGCAAAGCTTGGTCATAGCCCTCTTCGACTAACTCAGAGTAAGTCTTGTGCGCCCTATGGCAAATGAAGTCAGCTTCATCGAGGTCAATGGTTAACAGGTCATCGGAGACCAGAAGCTCATCAGGAGGAATGTTGACCAGCTTAGGAACCATCTCAGTTTTAGTAATCCTGACGCGACAGTCATATTGTTCTTCAATGACCTCCATACCATTAGGATCAAGGATAACCTTGGTCTCATAATTCTGTTCGAGGATTTCCACCTCTCCCTCTAGTTCCAGAGTCTCTATCTTCTGGTTCAGCATGATGCTGTTTAAGCCTCGGAACTCTTGAACCTTCGTAGTAACCCTCTCATCCATGTACAACTTGATATAGCCGTTGGGATACATCAGGGCATCCTTAAACCAGTTATACAGTGAGAGGAATGAGTTGTTTTCTTTTGTGAGGTAATAGTTGGCTACGTCAGTCTGTTGCTGCGCTTCACCTTCATCCTCTGGTCCTACAGGCGCGTAACGGACCACCGAGGAGCTTGTAGTGAACACCCGCATGATGGAGGGCAAGGCCCACTCAACGGTCTCCATAGCCTCTCTGGTAACGACAGAGCTGTATCCATCGCGCTCAGTCCCATATCCTCGACCAATGTATCGATCATAGTTCTCTAGCCTGTTTTCTGAGATCTCACCGCCAGCTTCATTTAGCCCACGGTCAATCTTCTGTTTCAGGATTGAAACTATTTCACTTTCGGTCATTTCCATTAAATTCTCCATGACGTGTCACCGCCGAAGCGATTCACGTTCACTAGGTTCTTTCTTCGTTCTGATAGGTGGCCTGTGTCGAGAGAGGACCACCCTCCGGTCTTGAATCCCTGCGCTACCTGTCGAAAGGCATCTGCCCCATTCGAGGCCCAATTGTGCAAGGGATGTGCCCTATGCGTTGCAGCCTTCTCATCATAGCTGTACTGGTAGTTCGCTAGAGCTTCCAACCCTTGTTCACATTTCTCAGCATCAAACCAACAACTAGC